CGTGGTTATGAAGAGCTTGCTGAAGAAGATTTCTTCCAAATTGCTGATGATGATCTAACCACCTACAACCTTGCTGATAAGGTCAATCTCTATTACAAACTTGGCAACTTTGTATCCATCCCCTTTGAGGATGACGAGATGGATATCGTCTCTATGATTGGGGAGACTGAAACCTTTGCTGATGTTCTTGTCGCTGCAGAAGCACTTTACAAGTTTTGTAAGCGGAAGCAAGAGGAGGAAATGAAGACTCCTATGGACTCTCTTGAGTCTCAGCAAGGTGGTGGCACTCAACCAGCTTCTGATTTCAGTGAAGAGAAACAAGAGGGTGAAGGTGAGACTGAAGGTGAAGGTGAAACCCAAGCAGAGGAGCAACAGCAAACTGCTACTTCTTCTGGTGGTCAAACCAATGAAGAACCTGAAGTGAAAACTATGGAGTCTCTTGAGGAAGCACTCAAGGACTTGGTTGATCATAATGGTATTGAGAATGTTTACTTGGAACTTCCCAAACTTGATCTGAAAAAAATCATTGTCCCTAACTCCGAAATCCACGACAAGTGTAAAGAATACTGGGGTTCTTGGATGGAAGAACAGGGATATACCACCGAAGAAATCTTTGGTGAAGTTGATGGGAAGTTTGTGGAGTTTAAGCGCAATGCTCAGAAAGAAGTAAACTATCTGGTCAAAGAGTTTGAGTGTCGCAAGGCAGCAGATTCCTACGCCCGTGCTACTACTGCTCGCACTGGCGTGTTGGACTGCACCAAACTTCATACCTATAAGTACAATGAAGACCTCTTTAAGAAGGTCACCACTCTTGCCGATGGTAAGAACCACGGTCTGGTGTTTATCCTTGACTGGTCTGGTTCTATGGGCGATGTGATGGCTGATACCGTCAAGCAACTCTTTAACCTTGTTTGGTTCTGTAAAAAGGTTGCCATTCCTTTTGAGGTTTATGCTTTCACCAGTGACTATCCTCTGGTTTCTTATGATGAAGATAATAAGGCAACTATCCGCGAACTTGCCTATACCAAGAAGGATGGACTTGTGCAAGTTGGTGAGTGGTTTTCTCTTATGAATGTTCTAACCAGCAAGACTAATGGTAAGACTCTGGAAGAACAGATGAAGAATATCTTCCGTCTTGCTACTGCTTTCCGTTATAACTGCTATACCCGATATAACATTCCTTATGGTCTCAGTCTCTCTGGCACTCCTTTGAATGAGACTCTGATTGCTCTCCATCAAATCCTTCCTCAGTTCCAAAAGGAGAGCAAACTCCAGAAAGTTCAGTGCGTCATCCTGACCGATGGTGAGGCAGCAATGCCCAAGTATCACCGTGAAGTTCAGCGCCGTTGGGAGGATGAACCTTTTATGGGCACCAACTATATTGGACACAATTCTTTCCTCCGTGACCGCAAAACTGGTAATACTTATTCTCTTGACTGTGAATGGTATGAGTTTACAGATATCCTCCTTCGCAATCTGCGCGATAACTTTAAAGATATCAACTTCATTGGTATCCGTTTGCTTGAGTCTCGTGATGCTGGTAGTTTTATCCGCCGATACTGTGGGTATTATGGATCCGAGTATGAAAAGACTATGAGCATCTGGAAAAAGCAACGGGCATTTACTATCAAAAAGTCTGGGTATCATTCTTACTTCGGACTTTCTGCTAATGCCCTTGCTCAAGATACTGACTTTGAGGTTGCTGAGGATGCTACTAAGACTCAAATCAAAAGTGCTTTTGTCAAGAGTCTCAAGTCCAAGAAAATGAATAAGAAGATTCTTGGAGAGTTTGTAGAACTTGTTGCCTGATAAATATCTAAAAGTATTCAATAAAAGCAATGTCTAGATTTGGAGATCTATTGGGAGGTAAAAAAGCAGCTCCAGCACCTGCTGCTCCAGCACCTGCTCCCGAACCAGTAGTAGAAGCAGCTCCTGAACCTGTTGTTGAGGAAGCAAAGGTTGAAGAGGTAGCACCTGAAACTGCAGAAGAACCCGTTCCAACGGGAAGAAAAAAGAGACTCAGAAGATCTAGAGGTTGAGGTCCACTTTCCAAACTGTCCACTGGGGGTCTTCGGACCCCCTTTTTTCTTGTATAATAACTTCAGTTAAAACAAACGATTCAATGACCGTCTCCGCTGACTACATCCGCACTTCTCTCCAAGCAGTGTATGGAGAGTCTGTGACTGCCGCCGACATCCGTGCCTGGTGTGCTATGAATGGTGCCAACTACCAGACTGTTACCAACAAACTTGCTAACTTCAAAACTGGTCGTGGTAAGTGGAATCTGACTATTCAAGAGGTTCGTGAGCAACTCGAAGAAACTGTAAAAGCACCTGCTGCACTTCCTGCTGTTGAGCAAAACCTTATCCCCGAAAAAGATGATACCTTCGTCAAGTTTGGTAATTTTGGTGATATCAAGAAGATTATTGAGTCCCGTCTTTTCTATCCTACTTTCATTACGGGACTTTCTGGTAACGGTAAAACTTTCAGTGTGGAGCAAGCATGTGCTCAACTGAAGCGTGAGTTGATTCGTGTAAACATTACTATTGAGACTGATGAAGATGACCTTATCGGTGGTTTTAGGCTTGTTGATGGGAACACTGCATGGCATAACGGTCCCGTCATCGAAGCACTGGAGCGAGGAGCAATCCTTCTCCTGGACGAAATCGACCTGGCTTCCAATAAGATCCTCTGCCTTCAGTCCATTCTAGAAGGTAAGGGTGTCTTCCTTAAGAAGATTGGTCGCTGGGTGAAACCTGCTGCTGGATTCAACGTTATCGCCACTGCCAACACTAAAGGTAAGGGTTCTGACGATGGACGCTTTATCGGCACCAATGTTCTCAATGAAGCATTCCTTGAGCGTTTCCCTGTGACCTTTGAGCAGGCATATCCTACTCCTGCCCAGGAAATCAAAATCGTCCAGAATGTTGCTGAGTCTCTTGGTGTGAGCGATGCTGACTTCTGTAAGCGCCTGGTGGACTGGGGTGATATCATCCGCAAGACCTTCTACGATGGTGGTATTGAGGAAATCATCAGCACCCGTCGCTTGGTCCATATCATTCGTGCCTACAGCATCTTCCAAGACAAGGCAAAGGCAATCCAAGTGTGTGTCAACCGCTTTGATGATGAAACCAAACAAGCATTCATTGAGCTCTATGACAAAGTGGATGTTGACTTCGATTACACTGCTACTGGGGAAAAGTTTCCTGTTGACTAGGAAATACCTTTCTGATATAATTGGGGGAGGTAAAAATCTGCCTCCCCCTATGAGTGATTCAAATTTTACTTTTAATATGACTAACATGATTCCAAGTTCTCCAGCAACGCCTTGGAAGTATAATGAAGAAGAAATCGTCAAAGAGCTTCTTGAATACATCCGTGGCACTTATACCCAGCACTATTCTGCTGGTGACCAACAGATTCAAACGCTTGACCTGATTGAAGCGTGTGGCGATGGTGAGGCATTCTGTCGCAGCAATATTCTCAAGTATGCTTCCCGATATGATAAGAAGGGAAGTGCCCGCCGTGATATCATGAAGATTCTGCACTATGCAGTGCTTCTTATGAATTTCAACGATAAGAACGCCGTCCGTGAAACCTACAACCAATGAAGATCCAAGAAAAGACTATGAAACTCTCTGACAATACCCTGACCATTCTCAAGAACTTTGCGGGCATCAACAACTCTATTCTTGTGAAGGAAGGCACCAAACTCCGCACCATTTCTGTTGCCAAGAATATCCTGGCAGAAGCAGACATTAGCGAAGAGTTTCCCCGCGACTTTGCAATCTATGATCTCAACCAGTTTCTGAATGGTCTGAGTCTTCATAGTGACCCTGACCTTGACTTTAAGGAAGATTCCTACCTCAGCATTCGTGAAGGTAAGCGTCGTGTGAAGTATTTCTTCGCTGACCCCAATGTCATTATCGCTCCTCCCGAAAAAGAAATCAATCTGCCTTCTCAAGATGTTTGCTTCCAACTGGACAGCACCTCTCTGGAGAAACTAGTCAAAGCAGCAGCAGTCTATCAACTGCCTGACCTGTCTGCCGTTGGGGAAGCAGGTGTTATCAAACTGGTGGTTCGTGACAAGAAGAATGATACTTCTAACGAGTATGCCATTGTTGTTGGTGAAACCGACCAGGAGTTTACCTTTAACTTTAAGGTGGAAAACATCAAGATTATTCCTGGTGCCTATGATGTTGTGGTGTCTTCTAAACTGCTTTCTCAGTTTACTAATACTCGCTACAACCTGACCTACTATATCGCTCTGGAACCTGATTCCACTTTCGGTTGATGAGACACATCCTCTTTACCCTTAAAGGGTGTAATGAGAGTCTCTTGGATGATGAGTCACATATCCGCAATGTGCTTGTAAAAGCAGCACAACTTTGCAAAAGCACATTGTTGGATATCTCATCCCACAAGTTTGACCCTCAAGGTGTAACTGCCGTTGCTCTGCTTGCTGAATCTCATATCAGCATTCATACTTGGCCAGAGAATGGTATGGCAGTATGTGACGTTTTCACCTGTGGAGACCATACAGTGCCTCGTGCTGGTGTAACATACATGTATGAAGCAATGGACGCTAGAGACATTGTTTCCAATCAGTTTACTAGACCATTGGAATGAATATCTTTGTCACGAATCCTTTCCCCGCTGAAAGTGCTATCTGTCTTCCTGACAAACACATTGTCAAAATGCCGCTTGAGTGCTGCCAGATGCTTAGCATTATTGCTTCTCCCTGGTATCATGATTATGGGGTTCTTCCCAAGCAAGACGGCACTGCCTACAAGACAGAAAAGGGGGCATTCCGAAACCACCCATGCACCAAATGGGCGGCGGAGACGGTGGATAATGCCTATTGGCTCATCAAGTGGGGATTGAACTTGTGTCAAGAGTATACTCTACGCTATAATAAACAGCATTCCTGCGAAGGGACACTGACTCATGCTTACTACCTTTTCCCTAAAGGTAGACTTGATGAAGTGACTCCTTTCGCACGAGCAATGCCTGAGGAATACAAGTTTGATACTAGTATTTCTACCTTTGACGCATACAAGATGTATATCGCATCCAAACCTTGGGTGAAGGACAACTATCTTCGTATGCCCCAACGTAAACCAGAATGGGTATGAAACTGATTGATAAGAAGGACTCTCGGTATTTTACTGAAACGTCCAAAGATCCATACATTCGCCATCGATATAAGATGGTAGATGCTCATGGTGATTTTGTAATTTTTGACAACTGGGAAGATGCCCAGATGATGTGGTGGAATACTCCATCGCAGTTTTTGTCTCACATTGAGGTTCTTGATAATGAGTAACTTTATTTGGGTTGAGAAATATCGCCCAAAGACTATTGAAGAGTGCATTCTCCCAGAGTCTGCTAAGCAGATGTTTCAGGAGTTTCTAAACAAGGGTGAGATTCCCAATATGCTTTTGGCAGGTCCTCCTGGTATCGGTAAGACCACAGTTGCCAAGGCACTGTGCAACGAACTTGGAGCAGATGTATATGTCATCAACGGATCCGACGAGGGCAGATTTCTGGATACTGTCCGAAACAATGCGAAAAACTTCGCTTCGACCGTCTCACTTACGTCAGATTCTA